ACGTATATACTTATTCAATATCGTCAGAAAACCATCCAGAAGAATATGAACAAAATTGTCCCGATTTTGATGATTTTTTTGTAAATGCTAGCGATAATATTTTATTTATCTGCTGTGGTGCAGGATACATATCTGCCATGGCGTTAAGAATTTTAACATTCTTAAAAAACAAAAAAATCAATATTTTGTATATTAAGCCCGATATAGAGTTGTTGGGAATAGTTGAACGACAACATGAAAAAGTGGTATATAATGTTTTACAGGAATATGCAAGAAGCGGTGTTTTTAAAAATGTATATTTGGTCAATAATCTACTTGTACAGAAATTATTAGGAGATTTAACAATAATTGAGTATTATGATAAGATCAATGCTTTTATTGCCAACACGATGCACATGCTTAATGTTTATATGCACAATAAGCCTGTTTATGATTCATATTCTGAATCATATGATACTACTAGGATTTCTACAATTGGCATATTAGACATTGAGTCTAATGAAGAAAAATATTTATTTTCACTTGCCAAGACCAAAGAAAAATGTTATATTTATGCTATCAATAAACAACAAGTTGAGACAGATGGGACACTGTTTAGCAATTGCATAGAAAATGTTAAACAAAGGTCAGAAAACGGAACAATAAAGACAAGCTTGGGAATTTATTCTACGCAGTACGAACAAAATTATGCATATATAATTGCATTATCCCAAGACATTCAGGAGTAAAAATGTTGAAAAAAATACTACAAAGAATCCGTGCCTTTTTCGCAAGATATATGACTATATTTAAATATTTAATTTTGGTTGTAGCACTTAGTGTGGCACTATTTACTGTAGCAAGTAGTAGTTATGAAAAAGGTGTTGATCAAGGAAAAGCACTCGGGCATTGTAGACTAATGTGTATGATGGTGGGTTATTATGATTATGAAGTAGATCAAGAACTTGATTGTTGGTGTTATGATGATACCTCATATTTTCTTATGCCTTTCTAAAAAAAATGAAAAAAAATGAAAAAAAAGCTTGACAACGCTTATAACATAGGCTATATTAAAGATAGCGAAGTAAGAAATTTATTACTTTGACTCTAGGCAAGCCAGCCACAATAAGGAGAAAAAAATGGCAATTGATATGAATAAAATGAGGCAGCGTAAAGCTGCTTTGGAAAGCCGTGGAAGCGGTGGTAATGGGTCGCAGTTTTGGCGTCCACAAGATGGGGAGCAAACAATCCGTATTGTTCCCAACAATGATGGAGATCCTTTCAAGGATTTCTGGTTTCATTATAATGTAGGAGACAACGCAGGTTTCCTAAGTCCCAAGAAGAATTTCGGAGAAGATGATCCGCTTGATGACTTTGTTCGTAAGCTTTTTAAGGAAGGCACCGAAGAGAGCATTAAGATGGCGAAAAGCCTTATGGCACGCCAACGGTTTTTTGCTCCGGTAATTGTTCGCGGAGAAGAACATAAGGGAGTCCGTATTTGGGGATTTGGCAAGATGGTTTACGAACAGTTGATTAATCTTGTGCTTAACCCGGAATATGGCGATATTACTGAACCAGACACAGGAACCGATCTTGTGCTGCACTATGGCAAGCCCCAAGGCGCGTCATTCCCGCAAACAAAGTTGACTCCTCGTCGTCGTCCCTCGCCGTTATGTGACGATGCCGTAGGTGGTCCTGATCGATGCGCAGAACTGTTGGAAAACATTCCTGACATTGATACGATGTTTGAGCGTAAAACACCTGATGAGGTGGGTACTATGCTTGATGCATATCTTCTTGACGAAGAAGGCACCGAGAATGAGTCTAGTGAAACGGTTAAATACAGTGCTACTACTGATGAACCGACTAGTGTAGATGCCGCCTTTAATGAACTAATGGGCGCTTAATAGTAGTATGCCAAGATCCCGCAGGGAGGCACGGGGACGGAAACAAACAAAAGTTTCTAATAGGTGCCTCACATTTTTAACATCGAGGATATAATGAGAATGGCAAAGAACACTTCAAAGCCTGGAAAATTGAGCATAGCAGACATGCGCTCACTTATTAATAAAAGGGCTGGGCAAGAAGTAGCACACAATTTAAAAGAAGATAACCCCACAGAAGTAATAGACTGGATTCCCACTGGCTCCAGATGGCTTGATTCGATTGTGTGTCGTGGCAAGCTTGCTGGTATTCCGCTAGGAAAAACAGTAGAAATTGCAGGCTTAGAGGCGACAGGTAAAAGTTATATGGCGGCACAAATAGCTGCCAATGCTCAAAAAATGGGAATTGATGTAATTTATTTTGATAGCGAATCTGCAATTGATCCTTCATTTTTGGAAAGAGCAGGATGCGAACTAGACGATTTATTGTATATTCAAGCTACATCTGTTGAGTTTGTTTTGGAGACTGTAGAAGAATTATTGGGCAGTAATGATAATCGCATGCTGTTCATTTGGGATTCTTTAGCGCTGACACCGGCAATATCGGATATAGAGGGCGATTTTAACCCACTATCATCTATGGCTGTGAAAGCACGAATCTTAGCTAAAGGCATGTCCAAATTAACAGTTCCAATTGCAAACTCGCAATCAACTTTCTTAGTTTTGAACCAGCTTAAGACTAATATTACTCGCTCTCCTTCGGAAGCGATGACCACGCCCTATATGACACCGGGCGGCAAAGCAATGATATATGCGTATTCATTGCGTATTTGGCTAACAGGGAGAAAAGCAAAGGCTAGTTTTGTTCTTGATGATAAGGGCTTTCGAATTGGGTCCGAAGTTAAGGTTAAATTAGAAAAATCACGCTTTGGGACACAAGGAAGACAATGTAATTTTAGAATCTTATGGGGATCTGAAATTGGCGTGCAAGACGAAGAATCATGGTTCGACGCTATTGGATCATCCGACAGACTGTTGCGTACTGGAGCATGGTACACACTTCTAGACAAACAGGGCGAACCAATTGGAAGTAAATTCCAGGCAAGCAAATGGGCTGAAAAGCTATCAGATGAAGAATTTCGTGCAAACGTTTTAGACATCATGGACGAAGAAGTAATTATGAAATTTGATAAACGCGAAGGAGATGCAGAAGAATTTTATGGAGAAGAAGGAATATAATGTCTACTGAAAAAAAGAATAAAGTTTGGAAACGTTCAGGCATCTTTGATACATACGAAGAAGCCGCAGAAAGAAAAGAGTCGCTTATTTCTGGTGACAAATCGGCGGATCTGGCGACAAATCGTGCGGATCTTCTTGTGAAGATTAAAAGATATGGCAAAGGGTACAATAAATTTCAAGTCAAGTATTGGCATCCAGATTTTGTAACTCTTGCTAAAAAGAAAAAGCGAAATAAATAATATTATAATGAATATTACTAGTTATAATACGTCTAATTTAGAAAGGAGATAAGATGAGATCTACAATCATGATTTTTGCTGCACTCTTGCTGTCGGCAAATACTGGATGTGTTGCATCAGCGCATGCACACCCCGTGCGACCAGCAGTAACGGCTCCACCACCGCCTGCACATGTAAATGTGCGTGCTTGGGTATGGCTCGATGGTCATTGGGGTCCGCATGGCTGGGTACGTGCACATTGGGTGCTTAGAGTGGTACCAACCACTCACTTTGGGCATCATCCCAATACTCACGTAAGATACGTAGCTGGTCGCCCACCCCCGCGCCAGCACCCCCGTGCGCATCAACACCGCCAGCATCGCCATCGGCGCACCCGCTAATTGTCAAGTAAGTGTAAATTGTATTTAAATACTTGACAGGAGCCTCCAACTATAGTAAAATATAGTTGGAGGCTTTGCTATCTATGAAACACGAAAAGATTAAAAATTCTAAACGAACACAAAGGTTCATATCGTTGGCTAAAAATATAGCCACGTCATCCGACTCTAAAGACTATAGACACGGCGCAGTGCTTGTAAAAGGATCCAATATCATTAATAGCGCAACCAATAAGAACAGTCATGCTAGGTTTGGAAAACGATTTAGAAAGAGAGATTGTGGGCACACTACACACCATGCCGAACTTGGTTGCGTGCTTGGCATTGACAGATCTGTGACCAAAGGCTCTGTCG